TTCGCGTACATCGAGCAGAAGTCGATCACTTATACTTTTTCTATACGTACTTTAGCGAGCATGATAACCCCGGAAACCTTGATAATCTCGTTCCGGATTCGGATGTGGATGTGACGAAAGCACCGGAGTTTCATGCGAAGTTATCGAAGATTCTTGATAACGTATCAAATTATAATCAAACGGCAAACATTTGTTGGAGTGCAAGTCGTGGTCACGCGAAGTCTGCATTCCTATCAAACAGTTTTCCGACTCGTGAACTTGTGTACCGCAAACGAACCATGATTTTGATTTGTTCGGAAACGTTGCCAGGTTCAATGAAGTTCTTAAAGTGGGTGGCAGGTCAGTTAAAGTTTAATAAAAAACTTCGTGAGGATTTTGGCATCCTCCTGCATGAAGATAACAATAAGAATGAAAAAGACGCACAGGATATGTTTATCACCACAACAGGTGCAATGATGGCCTGTTCATCTTTGGGTAAACAGATTCGAGGTATCAGAAATGGCTCTCAACGTCCTGATCTCATTCTCTTGGATAAGTTTAAGTTGTTCAAGTAAAATCCTTTTAATTGCTGGGAACTCTCCCGTAGACAATCAGCAGCGAAGCGATAACAGGTTGCATCGTCTGAAACATTTGTTAGCGTAATAAATCATAAGTGAGTTAGGTTTTCCTGTTATTGAACGTTCAACGACTAGCCGTAAGGCGTAGGGTCAAGCGACTCGAAATGGAGGATATCCTTTTAGGATAAAGATATAGTCTGAACTATATAGCGATATATAGCAGTGCTTTGCACGGTGTTGGCGTAGCGAACCAACATGAACACAGTGGACTTAGAATCAAAAGATAGTAATAATACTGCAGAACTTCGTCAGAAAAACAAAGATTGGTTTAACATGGAAATGTATCCTAAACTTTGGGCGTTATAGAAGTAATTCTATAAATGAAGAACGTGAATTCGGTGAAACCCTCCATGATTGGGCAATACCGAGCCAAGTCTGTTAGGAATAGCAGAAAGGTGTAACGACTAGAGAGAGTATTCGAGAACCGAAGAAATCTCCACGAGTGCGTTCCATCCTACTTTTATAGAGGGTGAAGAGATAGTCTGATCTACAACGATGGAAAAGTTGTAGGTGGTGGATAAAGAGCCACTACGCTAACGAAATGGCAAGAGATGTTACCAAATGTGCAACAATCTTCATGGGGACCATGACTCATCCGGAATCTTTGCTTAATTATGTGATTACAGAACGTGCAGACTTTATTCGAAATAAGTTTCCTGCCATTATCGAAGAGCCTACGCGAGAAGATTTGTGGAACGAGTTCTGTCGTATCTATAAAGAATATGTGCCAACTGACGAAGAAATGCAAGAGTACGAAAACGCCACGAGCAAAATGGAATCGCCAAACGAGAAAGCAGCGATGGATTTTTACCGAGCACATCGTCACGATATGGATGATTGGGTCGTGTTGTGGCCTTCACGATTTCCGTATCATAAACTTATGATTGAGAAGTTGAGTATCGGTAGCCATGCGTTCTCTACCGAGTTTTTGAATATTCCATATAATAAAGAAGATATGCTATTTAATAGCGATCTTTTTAATTATCATGACCCATTTATGCAATTTCCTCACGATCAATACAATATATCGCTTGGAATAGATTGGGCCAGTGGTAAAGAGCGTGGAGATTACTCTGCCGTGGCTGTTGTTGCACAAGATAAAAAGACGAAACGATTTTATATCGCTGAATCGTACTTAAAACGTGTGCATCCGGATGAGTTTATCAAGGATATCGTTCAACTTGTTTTAAAATGGGATCCACAGGTCGTATGCAGTGAATCCAACATGATGCAGGAATTTGCATCAGATACTCTAAAGAAGGAACTATTGAAAGTCGGTTATCCTTCGTTTTTGCGTGTGAAGAAGATTCAGAACCGTTCTCGAAAGCAAACTCGTATCGAGATGTTGCATCCTATGGTTGAAAACGGTGAACTTAGTTTCAATCCGAATCATCGTTTGCTTATCAATCAATTCGAACAGTTCGGACTCGGTACTGGTGCGAAAGCATCGACACATGACGATGGTCCGGATAGTGTCGAAATGGCGGTTAGTGGATTGAAACAATCAAGGTCTAGCATTCAGCCGAAAAAAGGTTGGATGTAAAAAACTTGCAATTCCCCTTTATTTACTATATAGTTAGATAAAGGGGGAATAACTCATGAATCAACCACATAAAGATAAAGAATGGCTTAAAGAAAAAGTTGAAGCAGGACTTACGAATCGTCAGATTGCAGATTTGTGTGGTCTTGCCAGCACAAGTACCGTTACCTATTTAATTAGTAAGTGGGAACTGAAGAAGACAAAAAATCCATTAACAAACTACGATTGGTTTTATGAACAATATATCACGCTTGATAAAACACCGGAACAGATTGCATTGGAAGTAGGCAAGCCTTTGAAACTTGTTTATAATTGGGCGTGGCAACACCAAATTCACAAACGTGATATCATTATTCCTGGAACGTATAAAGATGAGCAATGGCTTACTGAAATGCTCATTAATCAAGGAATGTATTATTGGGAAGTTGCTGAAGAAGCAGGAGTTTGTGAAGATACAATCTATTATTGGGCAGTTGAAAAGTATAATATTCGAAAAGGAAAATTACTTCCTAAGATTCCTAAATCAATGCTCGATAAACTAAATGACCATGAATGGTTAAAAACAGAATATGTAGATAAGGGTCGGTTTAAGTGGGAACTCGCAGATGAATTAGGCGTTCATACAAGCACGATTACAAGAAGAGTTCGTAATTTTGAAATTGAAAAGTATATTGGTGGACGACTTCCTGGTTCTTCTCTCTCTATTCCTTGTTCTTATTGTGGAAAAACTATCACAGTTGTTCGTTCACGTTTTGAAAAAAACGATAATTGCTTCTGCAATAAATCTTGCAGGTCAGACTACGATCGAACACAAGGTCTTTATCCTATTCTTCTTGAAAAGAAAGAATGGTTGTTTCAAAAATTGATTGATGAAAATATGATGTATCAAGAAGTTGCGGATTTGCTTCAAATTGAAAAAACTCAACTTGCTTACTTTGCACCACTACTTGGAATCAACAAAACAGAGTTGAAATTAAAGGGTGGTATCAATCAAGAAAATACGAAATATCTGAAAGACGAAGAATGGTTGCGTCACCATTATCTTGAACTCGATTTAACAACTGAAGAGATTGCGGAGTTTATCGATGTTGGTTCGACTACTGTTTCTCGTTATTTGGAATCGTTTGGAATCGTTAAAGAATATATTTCTCAAGAAACGTCCATTGAACGAATTATGCGTGGTCTTTTAGAAAATGAATCAATTACGTTTGAAGCACAATTCAAAGTGCCAAATTCTCGTTATCGTGCTGATTTTTATCTTGATGAATATAACATCATTATTGAATGTGATGGTGACTATTGGCATGCTAACCCTCAGATGTTTCCTGATCCTACAGAAAGCCAACTGAAAGTAATTCAAAAAGATTCTAATAAGAATGCTTTTTACCGAAATGCTGGATATGTTGTTTTTCGATTTTGGGAAAATGATATTTGGGATAATCGAGAGATGTGTTTCCAGCAAGTTCTTGATAAAATCAGTGAAGTCGATTCCCTTCGAAAGAAGGTGGTTAAATGATTGTATCTAATTATGCTCGACTTAAAAGTAATGGAAAACTTAAAAAAGTTAAAGTCAAAGACCTTTCTACTGATTCGCATGTGCGAATCCTTGTGAAGTGTGATTATTGTAATACGTTATTGGTTCGCCCTTATCGAGGGGTTATTCATAATATGAATAATACTGAAGTTCGTAAATATGCGTGCAGAGGTTGTGCACCATACAAAAATAAAGAGAATGCTGAATTAAAGCAGCGAAAAGGCGAACTTAAAGAAGGCGATCGATATTACTGGACATTTCGAGAGAATCGTTTGAAAGCGTTAAAGGAATATATCGAAAGCGATTCTGATATACCGTATTCTCAAACGAAAGTTCATAACGCTTTTCAAGATTATAACGATAACGTTGATGAAGCGATTGCAGAACTTGGGTATTCGATTAAAGATGTAAAAGGAAAAGTACCGAACGGCTATTATGATGACTTTTCCATTATTGGTGAACGTGTTACTTCGTTTTATGATTTGTATAAGCGTTTTCCAAACACGGACGAATTTGTGAGGGAACTTGATATTCAACTCAACTATCTCGCTCAATTTGGTGGTGTTTCTGGAATTAAACAAAGACTAAACATCACCGACGATTCTTTCGTTGATTTATCTGGCTTCTCTAATTATTCGAGATATGAATTAATGCTTGCGAATCTTTTATTTGCAAATGGTGTTTCGTTTCTCCGTGAACAAAATCCGTTTCCAAAACCGAATAAACGATATCGAAGCGACTTTTTAATTACGAAGGATAATGGTGAAAAAGTCTATATCGAGATTTGGGGGTATTCAAATCATCGCAAACGTGGTATTTGTGAATTTTATAACGCTAAACGAAAATTGAAAGAAGATTTATATCTCCAATACAACCATACATTGCTTTCGATCGAAGAAGAAACCTTCTTGCATGACTTCGATACCATTCAGCAAAATCTAATTGAACTTGTGAGTCCTTATTTGGACAAACCGCTTTCATCTATTGAACGTAATTTGTTTGTTTCTTCTATTTCCTTAACAGATGAAAAGATACTTGAATTTGTTTTATCTTCTAGTGGAGATGGTAAGTCAATTCCTGCCTGTTCTGTTTTTCGTAAACGTTATAGTTTTGTGTACAAACAAATGCTTGAACGGTATGGAAGCTATTCTGTTTTTTTAGATAAAATGAAAAAAGAAACAAATGTGCAAAAACATAACTTTTGGAATAAAGAACGATTTGAACAAACCTTTTTCTATATGGTACGTGAATATGGAAAAGTGTTAAGCATACGTGACCTTCGCAAATGCAAAGATGTTAAATTGATTGGTTTCTTACCTGCTATTCAAAAACGAATGGGTTGGGATGAAGGCAAGTTATGGTTTTATGAACGTTGTCTTGAAGAAAATGTCAGTATTTCGGATTATGATATTGAAAATCTTCGGAAAATGTCCATGTGTATCTATCCTTATACGACTGTTTCTTTTGAAAATCAAGAGCGTTCGCGAACTATTTTACACGCTTCACGCAAATAAATTTACGTTTTGTTACACCTTCTTTTAGAAGGTGTTTTTTTGTTTGGAAAGGAGTTTCTTCCTTTCACATAGACAAAAAGGAGGATGACTTATGGCTACTAAAAAGGAGTTACAAGCAAAACTTCCGGAAGATCAACAACTGGCAGCACTTCTGCTCGTTGAATCAAAATTATCACTTGATCCGGATGTGGCAGGTATGACGATTGAAGAAATCGCAGACCGTTGCCATGTGACAAGACAAACTGTTCATCGTTGGAAGAAACAAAAGGCATTTATTCAGTATCAAAATTTGATCGCTCAAGAGTTTTTGGCATCTTTTGAAACAGAAGTATATGCGAAACTGATTCATTTGGTTCGTACGCAAGAGTCTGTTAAGCCAATCGAAACCTATGCAAAACTTCGTAACTTAATTAAGACGACACACGTTGTAGAAACGGTTGAAACCGTACGATCGGATGATGATATCAAAAAAGAGATGGAGGAATTGGAATCCCTCCTATCTGATGAGGTGCTAATAGATGAGTCAGAACTATAATCCTAATTCTTGGAATTTACCAAATGATTTTAACTACACCTTCACAGGTGAACCGACTGACGTAAATACACTCGTCAATCAAACGTTAATTCGTCCAGGCGAAACGTTTCCTCCGCATCAGCATATCGAACGGATTGCACGATATGAATATTTGATGCGTATTTTCGAAGCGAGAAAGAAAGATGTATTTAAGCGTGCATCCGAACTGTTAAAAGATACGCCTTATCACGATCAATTAGATACACTTTATTTATCGGTAAACTTAGCGGATGTTATTGCCAGCAAACCTGCTGAACTTTTGATGAGCCAACTGCCTATTTTTGAAAGTGGACTTGACCCAAAATCAGCACAACAAATGGCGATTAACCGTATTGTTGAAGATAACAACTTGTATCAACTTATCTTTAATATGGTCGTTAACGCAGCGATTAAAGGGGATTCGTTCGTTAAAGCGTTTTATAACTATCGCCAAGACTACTCAGAACTTTATAAACTTCAACGATTGTATCCGGATGCGAACATTCAAATTCCGAAAAACGCAAAACCGGAGCTTGTAATTGAATCGGTAAACCCTTCATATGTATTTCCGGAAATGAAACGTGGGTCTACGACTGAATTTAAAGGCGTAAATATTGCGTATGTGGAATGGCTTGAAACGGATAGAACCGAATATTCGATGGAGTATGATTCGTATCTATATGGGCGTGGTGTACAAGTACCGCTTCTTTACGTGGAAAAACACGTTCCTGGATATGTTATTTACGAACGATACTTGCTTCGTCCGAAGATGGTCAATGATATCTATGGCGTAAACATTCCTGTGTTTGAAATTATGGAACAGATTCCAACTGGTCGTCCGGAAGGAACAGATGTGGTTGCCACTGGTGTAGATGTTCCGCTTGTATTCCACTTTGGGTACAAAACAGTTGACCATACGTGGCAGGGAATTGGTGCGATCGAAAAGATTGCCGATATGCTCATTGCAGCGAGTGACCGTTTGACTGAACTTGATTGGATTTTGCATAAACATTCTGACCCAATTTTAACAGGTCCGCATTTGGATGGAAACTCTGAAACGGTTCGCTTGGGTGGTGCGTATATTTCTCAAAATCCGGAAGATCCACCTCTTCAATACGTGACATGGGATGGTAAACTAGACGCTGCCTTTAAACAACTTGAGTTGATGTTAGGCTTTATCTTCACCGAATCACAACTTCCGCAATGGCTATTCGGTACAAGTTTAACGAACGCTCAGCAAAGTGGTGGTGGCTCAAGTCATACCGATTCTACAGGTATTAAAATGCGATATGCCCCTGTTTCTGCTTTAATTAGCCGTATTTCTATGAACCTGCAGAAAACGATCTCAGATGTGGTGTACTATTCGCAAATGCTTGAGAACTACTGTAATGAAGGTGTTCCTACTTTCGAAGCATACGAGCCTGTTTATCCTAAGGTTGTATTCTCCGATGGTATTCCTCGTAATGACCGTGAGCAAGTTGAAATCATGGCTCTTCGTATCAATTCGAAACTCATTGACCAACGCACGGCTATTAAGCGTCTTGATGGCGTGGATGATGACCATGCAACGGAGATGATCGAACGCATTGTCGAAGATGATAAGCGGATGTTTGGAACGATGCCAGTGAATGGCGGTAATGCAGGCGGAAGCGGAGATGGAGCGACCTCTACTGATATTAACGGACTTACAGGTTCTCTGAGCGGTAGTGGAAAAACTGCACCGGAACAAGGCGGAAAGCAACTTTATAATGAAACACCGGAAGTTGCAGGTCATAAGCAAGAAGGTGTTGGCGGTCAATCGAAAGGAACAAGCGAAACGCCACCAGATCAAAATCCAAATGATACGGATATGCAGACCACTCCGATGAATCTGTTTATTTAAGGAGCGATAAGCGATGATCCAAAACGATCCGTACCTTTTAGATTATGAACAAGAAGCACAAGATTTTGCACAGGAGCGACAAGACTTCGTAAATGAAGTCCTCGCTCTTTTGCTTTTGCTTCGAAAGAAGAATGTCACTACGCTTCGTGAATCTCAACCTTATCTTGTTCAATTAAACCAACTTGCCAAAAAATATAATGATTCAGCAAAAACATGGATGAATACACACCTTTCGAATATTGCAAAAGATGGTGTGGTAGCAGGTTTGGTTTCGATGGGCAAAGCAGACCGACCTTCTTCTTTAGAAGAACTTATAAAAGCACGTGAGCAAGTGCGGTTAAAGAAAAACTCGCAGGTCATTTTACGTTCTTCGATTCAAGAGATGTATAACCAAGTGGTGGATACGACTGATTCGGTAATTCGTAGAGCAAGACAGGCGATTCATCAAACCATTGCCGATACCCTTACGAATACTAGCGATAATCCGCTTACTCGTTTTTCAAACATTGACCAAGCGATTGTCGATGCTCGTGGTAGGGTGTGGAGTATGCACGATTATTCGATTATGCTCGCTCGCACCGTGATGATGAAAGTGAATCAACAGGCGACAACGCTCGCAGGAATTGATAATGGAACAGGACTTGCGATTATTTCCATTGCACCGAATACGACCGATGCGTGTAAGTATTTTCAAGGAACAGTTATTAAGTTATCCGAAGATACACCAGGCGATTATCCAACGTTTGAAGAACTTCAATCGGCAAAACTTGTGTTCCATCCAAATTGCAGACATCGGGCATTGCCGATTAACGGATTGGACGCATTAACAGCCGAACAACGAGCGTATCAAAACGAGCAAAAAGAAACGATTGACTTCGTTTTATCGAGCGGTTCGAGGGATGCACATTATATCGATAAACTTCTTTTTGCAGAAAAACTAAAAAACAAATAAAAGACGCAAATAAATAAAACCTTTTCTGCACTAGATAGTGAAGGTGTCCATACCTTCTGTCGATACGATTCTGACATAAAACAATCGGTGCATAAGTATCTGACGAGATGTAAAACACGGATTAGGAGGAATAGTGAAGATGAAATTTGAAAGACGAATGAGTCCATTATTTAACGTTGATGAACCGCCTGCTGGTGGAACACCAACACCAAACACTTCAGCAACACCGCCTACTGCAAGCACAACCGACCCTACGCCTACTGGTGCGGCAAACCAGCCTGAAAAGAAATTGGAACTTACGCAAGAGCAACTTGATGCTATCATTAACGATCGTCTATCTCGTGAGAAGAAGAAATACTCTGATTACGATGATATGAAGAAAAAGGTTACTGATTTTGAAAAGCAACAAGATGAATTTCGTAAATCTCAACTTTCAGAAATCGAGTTGGCGAAAGAGGAAGCGAAAAAATTGGCAGAAGAAAAAGCAACGTATGAAAAACAACTTGCTGAACTCAAAAGCCAAAATAAAAAGCAATCTGTCATTAACGAGTTTATTAAGATTGCAAACCAACGCAATGTACAATTTGTTGATGATGCGATTGTTCTTGCTCAAAACGACTTATCCATGGTAGAAGTCGATGAAAGCGGAAAAGCAATCGGTGTCGATTCGATTGTAGATAAGTTGGTGCAATCTAAACCATATCTCGTGGCACAAGCAACTACTCAGCCAAAGATAATTGG